ATAATTTTGAACTAGCATTTGAAAACACAGCCTTTTTAGTAGGTTTGAGAGCCGATGAAAGTTTGAATAGATATAGAACGATGGTAAAAAATGCTGGTTATAAAGATATTTATTGGAGCACAAAAAGAGCAGGTAGTAATTACACTTTTTATCCTTTGTACGATTGGGGGTTTCATGATGTATGGAAATACATAGGAGAGAATAATTTAAAATATCATAAGTTTTATGACTTCGCTTACCGTAAAGGAATGCATATGAGTGAAATGCGTGTAAGTTCATTAACTCACGAAAAGAGTTTTAAAAGCATTCAAGATTTGCCAGAATTTGAATTTGAAACTTATGAAAAATTATTAAAAAGAATAAAAGGTATCTCATTTGCACAAGAAACAGCAAGAGATAGAAAAATGTTTAAAGTACAAGAATTACCTAAAAACTATAAAACTTGGAAAGAATATAGAGATTTTTTATTGATGACGTATCCTGATAAAGAAAAAGTAGAAATATTCAAAAAAAGATTTGCGAAACATTTGGAAAACGAATATGTATATAGACAACAATGTAAACAATTAATACTTAATGATTACGAAAATAATTTTCCTGTTAAAAATACAGAAGATCCTATAAAAGAAAAAATTAATTATTGGAGGGAGATTTTATAATATGAATATAAAAATACCATGCTTAGATGTTAAATTAGTAGACAGAAATATGATACAAGCAAATAATTACAATCCTAATAATGTTCCTAAAGATAAAATGGAATTATTAAAACAATCTATTATAGATAACGGATTTTGTTATCCTATAGTGACAATTTGGAGCGAGGAAGATGAAAAATATATAATTATTGATGGATTTCACAGATATACAATGTGTCAAAAGGAATGGTTAGATATTAAAAAAGTACCAATAATTGTACTTGACCATGATTTATCAAAAAGAATGGCAGCAACTATTCAATTTAATAAAGCAAGAGGTGTTCATTCTGTCGATGGCGATGCTGAAATAGTTAGAAATTTAATAGAATTAGGATTAAGCGAAGAAGAAATTTCAAAACATTTAGGCATCGATTTAGAAACAGTGTTAAGATACAAACAATTAACAGGAATAGTAGAATTATTTAAAAACGTCGAGTATAGCCACAGTTGGATTGTAGGAAATTTTGATGAAAATGAAGGTGATGATAATGAGTAGGTGGAATTATGGCGATAAGTATAAATTATATGACATGGAAGGCGAAATTAAAATTGGGAAAGGCATTGTTAAAGTGCATGATATATATGAAGAGATACCAAAATTCATGAGACAAGCAGATTGTATATTTGTTGACCCACCATGCAGTTTAGGCAATTTGAATACATTTTATACAAAAGCTGATAGAAATGATTATAAAAATGATTATCTAACTTTTGTAGAAAGATTGTTCTATTATATTGATGAAATCAACCCTAGCTATTTATACATTGAAGTTTTTAAAAGTAATAAAGATATTATACTTGATAATTGCAAAAAGAGGTTTAAATTTGTAGGGATAGATGAAAGCACATATTATCATAATAACAAAAACAAATGTTGGATAATTTATTGCAGCAACAAAGAAGTTAAACACCCAAATGAAAAATTAGACGAAGAAGACTATATCAAATGGATTTGTGAAAATGTTGATTATAAATGTATAGCAGATCCTTGTATTGGGCGAGGGTTAGTTGGATATTATTCTCAATTAAATAATAAAAATTTTGTTGGTACAGAATTGAATAAAAAAAGACTGGCAGTTCTTGTAGATAAAATTACAAAAATGACTAATGATAGCAGAAAGGAGAACAAATGATGAAATTAAAAATTAAAGATAAAAAATGGTTAAAAAATAAAAGAATCGAAAAAGGTTTGACCCAAAAAGAGTTAGCCGAAAAAACAGGTTTGTCTGTCTTCACTATTCAAAATATCGAACAAGGAAGCAGGAAAGGTTCCGAATTAACTTGGGAAAAAATATATAATTTTTTTGAAAGGGGCGAAAATCCTAAAATTTCTTATGATAGTGAAGAACTGATTGAAGAATAAAACAAGATATAGAAGAATTTGGCGAAGATTGTCCATGTTATGTTTTTTATGAAATTATCAATGGTACGTTGAAATTTACAAATTATGATTTTGATACAGAGGAAAAGCTAATTACTGATGATGAATTATATAGAGACGAAGAATTATTATCTACCACCTTAGGAGATGCATTAAAATTATTTGAAAGACAAAACAGTATTATAAAATAAAAAAACACCGAGGATTAAACCTCGGTTTCTTCATATAATAGCATAAATAACATAATTTCTTCAATATATCATGTACAATTATTTACAATTTTATTCATTTTAATAATTCATTAACTCTTTTTTGTACTGCGTTATAGTCATACCCTTCTGCTTCTAATCTTTTCTTTCTTTCGGGGTTATTTCCCCACTTACCATTGATTACTTCTTTTGCTAATTCATCAATTGTTTTTTTTGCAGGTTGTTCTATTATTGGTTTATTATTTTCTAATGCATCTACTCTTTTTTCTAAATTATCTATTCTATTTTTTAATTCTTCAATCATTTTCAATTCCTCCTCACTATATTCACGTGATTCTAACTCTTTTTTAATCATATCTATAAATCTATTCCATCCCATATCGAGTGTTCTATGTGGACAGTATTTTCCATTGTAATCTTGATGTTTTGTTACTCTATCTATTCCCCAGTTATAACGTTTTAGAATATCTACGATTAATTTAACGGCATTTTGTTCTGCTTTTAAGAATTTATCCCCACCACTTTTTGAGTAGCATATTTCAATAGATATTCCCTCTCTATTTCCTTTGCCATTTCCATCTCCTGCGTTCCAAGTATTACGATTTTCTTCTATTCCTTGTACTATTTCTTTATCATCGACTGCATAGTGGAACGATACTTGATTATTGTTATTTATCATATAAGATATTTCATTTCTTGCTGAAGCGTCATTCGCGGTATTATGTACTACTATTCTCGTTGGTGTCATTGAATATGGGCATTTTATAGAGTGTTTTTCTTTCGGACATAACATTTTAACAATTTCCATTATTCACCATCTTTCTTTTTTACAGCAAAATCATATATTCCGTTTGCATTCATACTCGCTAAAACGCTTGAAATTATATATAAAACTAGGTCTACAATTTTAAAACTATTAGCTTCCAGATTTGATATCACCATTAATATTAAAGCAATTATAAAAGACCAATATTTAGTAGGTATTTTTTTTATAATTTTTATATCTTTGGTGAATTGTGTTAACATTAAAACAATTGATACAAATGAAGCCCACTCGAATAGCATATCCCAATTTACAAAATTATTCATTATTCTACCCCTTTCACCAATTTTGAGCAGTATTCTTTAGTGTACGAATTGTATCCTAAATTAAGGTAATCATCACACGCGTTGATGCGTTCAACAAGTGGTACTTTATCATTCCATATCACTGATTTAAGTGCCATTCGTTGGGTGATTTTAAGGTTTTCAGTTATTTTATCTTGGTTTACTTTATATTCATTAAAATAGGCATATACACCTATAAATAAACCTAATATAACGCCTAGTGAAGAAATTAATGATGAAATATCTTTTATTTTTGTTATTAGTGTATTACCATTTTTCACGATTTACTCCTTTCTATATATCTTCTGCATCTTTAAATTTATCTAATTCTTTTAATTTGTTGTAATAATCTTGTATATTATCATTTTCGTTATAATCAAAGTTGTAATAATTAGTATCTATAAACACATTCATGCTTGTGCCATTTTTTATTGCTTCTTTTTCTTCTTCTCTTTTTTCTTCATTTGTGTATGAAGCTACCTCTACAATTGTTTGATTGTTTGTTATTTTGTTTATACTTACTATTCTATGATATTTAACAATTACTCCATTTTCTAATTCTATTTCTTTTAATAATGCCATATCTATTCCTCCTATCTATAACCTATTACTCTATGAATCCAGATGCTATCATTAGTAATAATAGTATTTGTACTACCATTAGTATAAATTCCCACTGCTGTTTGCCCAATTAACGGTGATATAATTGTCCCGGAAATATTAACTGTTTTCGTTTGATTATATATAACATTATCGTAATAATTACCCGTAAATAAATTAACACTTTTACCGTTTGGATTGTGTATTTTTACGCTATCATAACTGTTGTTAGATGTCCTATAAATTATTTCAATATAAGTAAAATTAGCCGCACTATTAGCCAATGTGACAGTTCCTGTTGTACCGCTTGGGTTATCATATAATACTTTTGAACTATTTTGTAAATTATCAATTTCTCCCTCAGCAGTAGTAAGTCTTGTGTCTAAATCTTCAACACCATCTTCTATATTATTTAATGCCGATGCTGTTATCGGTGTATCTTCACTTGGGAAGTCTTTCCATTCTGTTTTAACATAAGCCATTATTTTTCACTCTCCTTATCTCTTACATTTAAACTATGCTTTCCTATCTTATAGAATTTTTCATCTCTTTTTGCCATATTTTTTT